ACTAAATAGGCTAGGGAGACACCCCGCATAGTCTCTGGCCTGTCAGCTCCTTTTAGTGAAATGGTAATCCCGTTAATTAGCTTAATTTGTAAGTTGTTAACGTGGGAGCCTTGAACCATGTCTCCTCCTAATTCTAAGAGGAGGTTCCACATAATATCTCTAGCTTGGCCTTGGGTAGGGGCTACATAGAAAACATGTCCTTTAGTAGCTTGTAAGGCGTTCACTAGAAGCAAGTAAGCCGCAAGACGGGATTTACCTGTCCTACGGCCTGCTGCGACTACCTTGAAGCGGGTTGGGTCGTTCCAGACCGCCTGCTGCCAATTTAGTAGGTTTATATCTAAATTCACTTCCTAGAAGTCTTCTTGGCTATTTTTTTTGGTTGTGCAGAATGCTGTTTGCCCTTTCTAGTATCCTCGCGCTTCTTTCTTGAGGTGGCGGCATATTCTTTGTTTGTTAGTTTCTTTCTAGCTTTTTCAGGTAAATAGCGTTCACCAGTAGCTTCCTTCCCCTGAGTAGAGGGTTTGCCAGACTTAGTACCCCACTCTTCCTTAGTCCACTTCTTTAAGGATTTCTGGGCTTTAGTCTTACTACCAGTGTAACCACCGCCCGCAGATTTATATTCTTGGGCTAGTAGTTGGGCTTTACGAGCTGACCACTGACCAGGCTTACCCCCTTTGGAGCCAGCCATAATCTTGTTCTTAAGTCGTTCCCGTAACTTAGGCTTGGTGTAGGCCATTACTTAGGCTTTTTTACTTTTTTCTTTCGTGGCTTGCCGTACATAATTATCTCCAGTTTGAACGTGCTTTATCTTGAGCCTTCTTACTCAGCTCACCGTAATGAAAGAGCCTAACACTAGAACTTGTGTGTTTAGCCCCAGAATGTAACTCACCATTGGGCATTTTATGAGTACCACCTTTATGGAGGGTTCCATCTTTTTTGTAGTGATTAACGCCCTTCATCAGGATATTCTCCGTATTGAATCATGTGTGCTATGTCTAACGCCCTCTGACCCACCTGAGAGGCCCATAGAGAGTCTAAAAACTCTACTGAAGCCTCGGGGTAGTCTTTTGTTTCCATCAGCTTAAGGGCCAGTCTGAAGCCTCTAAGACGCGTTAGACCTAGATTGAAGCAAATGTTAATCATTGCGTCTTTACGAACTCTATCTAAATCTTCATAGAAACGAAAGGCATTGGTTAATTCTTCATCAGTTCTTTGGATGTCATTGTTTAATAGGGTGTAGATTTCACTATCAGATAGTCCTAATCCACCATCCTCGTCAATATTCCTACCAACTCCTATAGTCCACTTACCAGCAGGGCATTTATAGGCGAATCTCTTAACACCTTCGTGTTTGGCTAATTGGTCGGCTAATCTATTCAACTATCTCGCCCTCAATGTCCTGAACGCCAGATTCTATGCGGTCTATAGAGGATACGTTAATTTGAATGACTGGCTTTTCATTACCCTTTGTTTTATCATAATGACTTAAAGGGGCCATTCTATCCATTATTAACTTCCAAGCTGCGGCCTGATTCTTATGTTCAGGGTCTTCAGCAGCTTTAACAATGGCATCTATAACGTGTTCTATTCTATTAGCGGATAGGAGGCGTTCTTCTAACTTCTTAATGGCAGTCCTCATACCCTTAGGTCTACCCTTAGCCTTCTTACCCTCATCCTCCCACTGCTGACGAGTCATCAACCTATCAGGTTTACGGGGTCTACCCCTTCCCCTCTTCTTAGGTTCTTCCTCTACAGAACAGTCAGTAATACCACTTGGTGCATTCAAATCATTCATTAGCGAATCATACCAATATTTAGCGAAAAATACCAAAAAGTATAACTTGTTGATATGAAAGCTATTTCGCTTCTTTTTTAAAATTGGCCTTTTGCAAGATTGGGTGGGTACTATAATAATTACAGCGTGCCAGCTCCCCTCCCCCCCACTTATCCACAGGGTACCCACAGGTTATTCACAGTGTTGACAGATTGGGGATAACTTATCCACAGCCTGGACGACTTATCCACAGCTGGATGGATATACAGTACTGGATGGATTAACAGGTTGACAGTGTGTGGGTTTGTATGGCACCCATTAGCCCATTCAATACCCATTCAATCTAGCTTCATCTATAGGCAATCGGCAATCAAAAAAAAGTGAAAATAATTCTTTACAATAGCTATCGTATATCATAATATAGTTATCACTGCTTAGGCAGAACCAACTAACAAAAGGAATACAGACATGATGAAGCAACACACAAGACACTTTCAAATAGCAGCACAGCACGCAACACTGAATAAGGAAGCAGCGATTAGATACTTAGAAAGTATGCTCCGCTCCGCTATGTCTAATAGAGCAACAAAAGAAATCCAAGCAGAAATTGCTAAATACTCATAGAAACTTGAACGCAAACTAGCAACAATCTAAACGAGGGTTAAACAATGACACAGCAAGAACTGGTAGGCAGAAAAGAGCATTACGAGAACGTACTACGAGAAATCAAGTCTGAGATTGCAGAGTATTTCTTCTGCGAACAGCAGCCGCCATCTGCTCTACTCAAAACAGAGAAGCAGGCAGAAAAGTTAATAGCTGAACTTAATTCAAAGATAGAGGGTTAAACAATGACAAGCACCATTTCACGCGCCAAACATGACGCAAGTTATCAGGCTTACTTTGAAAATGCCCCGCTTTCGGGTTGGGCTGTTCATATTAACGGGCAATTCAAGCGGATATTCGCCACAGATTCAGAGGCTGTATCTTGGGCCGAAAAACATTCAGAGCAAATCACAATAGACACCAGAGGGTAGAACCATGACAAGCAACAACCAAGTAATTGACCTAGTATCAACGCAAGTAACCATTCACAGAGGATGCAATAGGGCTTGGCTGCAGAATCACCCCTCAATGCTTAAAGCAGGATTCGTTCCGAATGCACGCTATAACATTGAATACGGCGAGGATTCCGTAGTGCTGCGCCTCAATCCTGAAGGTAAGCGTAAAGTGTCAGCAACTGGGCGTGGCGCAACCATTGACCTAGTCAACAAGAAGATGAACAAGTACAACCTGAGCAATGGCGTCAACTGGGTCATTGCCGAATCAGTAATCACAATCTTAGGGGGTGAATAATGAACGCAACGCAAGCAATCGCTAAGCTGCAGGAAAGCGCAGCCGATATTTACTTGGACTACTTCAACAACTTTATAACCGTTGTGGCGCTCGCGGCATACTATGAAATGCCAGAAAGCCTCGCTGCTGAGATTATAAACTTTGGACGCATTCAACACGAAAAGAGGGTAAACAATGAAAATTAGACCAATCGCATCAAATCAAACCGAACTAACAACAACAGAGGGTTAAACAGTGGAAATCAACACAGGAAAACTTTACCGGGAATGCCAGCAAATCTGCACAGAGATTGTTGAGGAGTCCTTGCAAAACTTCAACGCCTCAGACTTTGAATCAATCTTTCACATGTCCGAGGAGTTAGACTTCAACAGCAAAATCTGGGAATGCTGCGACGGCCATCAGTGGGTCATTTATACCTACAAGGCTATGCGTCTTTGCTCGGAATGCTGGTCAGACGCTGCCGAAGACCACATGCACGCGATGGGTCAGGAGTTCTCCAGCTTCACAGACCACGCCACGGCCTTTGCGTTCGCCATAATGTACACAGAGTGCCAGCGAGTCATGTTCGACCTGCTGGAAGGTCTGGACAAGCAGGCGGCTTAAATTGTAAAAAGAGCGCCCCCAATTACGGGGGCCAATCCACAAAGGAGAAGGAAATTATATCATGAATCTATCGTTTAGCGTAACTGAGTCCGAGTACAAGACATTGCGAACACTGATTTTAGTAGCTTATGAGAATGTGCATAACGACCTAGAAGACCCAGAGCTGTCAGATATATCTATCTCTGCGATAAGTAGAGAGCTGGACACACTGGCAAAGCTAAAGAGGCTTATTAATGATGAATAACAAACAAATACAACGATTATCCGAGACTGTATACGCCATATTATCTGGGGTAATTATGGTCGGCTTCACGTTGCTGGTGCTATTTAATCTATGAAGCAAAGAAAAATCGCACCTGCCAAAATCAGAATCGCAGGTGCGAATATTTTTAAAAATGGGGGTAAACATGAAATTTACATTTAAGAATGACCATAAACTGCGAGCAGTAACTAGAACAGCATTGAAGGGTAGGCATAAGCTACCCTATGGGCAAGGCTCAGCAGGGCGCAAGGGGGTTTGGTTGGTTAAGGATGAAGGCGTTTATATAATGCCAGCCAACGGGGTCAAACGCCGACCCTGCTACGCTG